CCGACAGAACTCTTTATCAGCTTTTGGGATGTCTCCCTAGCCTAGCGTAACCTTATAAACAGCAGCCCCATGCGGCTTCTGTTGTAGTATACAAGACACCTTCCCATCAAGAGTATGAGTCTGCACTAACGTACCTTCTGGGCAAGGAGTTTTGTGATACAGGTAAACTTTCTCCACCTTGAAATGTGGCTTAGTGATTACTGCACTCGCTGATGCTGGAACTAGACACAGTAGCAAGAGAAGTGCTGCCATGTCGCTACATTCTTTGTTCATATGTTCTCCTTGTTATCCACAATAGTTGCTGGCGAGATGCCAAAACACGGGTAAAAGCATTAATGAAACAATAACCACAGACACTAATGGTACATCGCAGTCAGGCATATTATGCCTGACGTACTAGATAGTGTTGTTTAATACTCTTCGGTGCGAAATACTTCTTCACAATATCAATTGCAATATTTGCATCGACATGCTTACATGAGAAAATATCTAGATAGAAATCACCATTGGAGTTCACAAAATGCCCAGTGATACTGGAAGTCTCAATGAGCTGCACCAGAGAAAATCCTGCCTTATCGATGGCATCAGCAGCAAAATGCTCAATGACTGGTTCACCAAATGCTTTCATATCTATGGCAGGCACTAACTCTTTTACGAAATTGTACACTTGTTGGCGGTCTTTGATGTTATCATTTCCACCAGCACAATCCAATGCAACGTGTGATCCCCATGCTTCCATATCATTTTCTCCGAGTTATACTACAATTAAAATAGTTCCAGTTGCTGCCATTTGTTTGCTATCTTGGATAGTGTGTAGGATCCATCCTTGTTGTCGGTCCACTCTATACTATCACCAATCTCCCACCCAACCTCTGTCATTAATTCATTGGTCAAATCCAACATATGTTCACCTGTCTCTTCATCCAACTGTACTATCAATTCGCAATGCATATTATCTCCTATCTATAATACAATTATACCTGATTACTGAATAAAGATCAAATTATCTTTGGACATTCATTTAGTGAATATGTTTACTAGTATGTATGCGAGTATGGAAAATGTAATCAATAGACAAAGAAATATCCAGACTGGAAATATTACTTCTATCCAAGATATATCTATGATGTAAGCAACTTTTAGAAATCCCAATATCAGTATAACCAATGCACTGAACCTTAATATATTTTTCATACTCATTTCACCACGCCAAAAAATTTACCAATTTGAATATACATCCAACCAATGTCGAACTCCCACCACTTCTCAGAAAACTTGGCGGATTGCGGATTGTGGTGGTGATTATTATGCATCTCCTCTCCACCTATTAATATGCCGACTGGTAATATGTTACGCGATTTATCCGGTGTATCTGTATTCCGATATCCAATATAATGACCAATCCCATTGATCACTCCCGCTGCCCAGAATGGAATCCATAGCATCTGAATACCCCAGACCACGGCACCGGCAATTCCAAACAGCATAAGATCAATCAACAACATCAGCGACACCCCCAACCACGAATGTGCATAGACATTTCGTTCCATCCAATCATCCGGAGTACCGGCACCATACATTTTAAGATTTATTTTTGCGGCCGCTTTATTATATAGAAACGCCCCACCAAACAGAACACCAAAAATTCCCTTGTGTGTTGGTGAGTGTGGGTCTTCTGATTCATCTGTATACCGATGATGATATCGATGTACAGCAACCCATTCGTTTGTCTTCATTCCAGTAGTTAACCATAACCACAAACGCATTATATGAGCCGCGATTGCGTTTATTCCTATTGCCCTATGGCATTGGCACCTGTGTAGATATAAAGTGACACAAATAATTGTTAAATGCGTTGCAAACAGGGTATAGAGAATCACAGTAAACCTTTTAAATCTAGTAGGTACAAAACTGCTGCTATCTGACACGTAACTAGAACAATGAACCCAACTATATTCACTATGTTATATGGGGTCATGGCAATTGAGAAAATTTTCCTTGTCATTTCGAAACCTTATTTGTAATTACACCACACTTCTCGAGAAAATCTATTCCATCTGTACATCTATATATATTGCGATAAAACACTTTACTAATACCGGCACCATAAATTAGTTTCGCACATGACATGCACGGAGCATGGGTACAGAACATAATAGATCCTTCACCGGACTCAGTACTCTTTGCCAGTTTACAGATTGCATTTTCCTCCGCATGCATTACCTCTGGTTTAGTTCTGGTGATCATGCCACCGTCTTCATAGTGTTCCAGTACTTCTTCGCAGGTATTATCCCATCCAGCAGGGGTGCCATTATAACCAAGTGATATGATACGATCATCCTTGACTATAATGGCCCCTACCTTCAACCGACTTGCATGGGACAGTTTAGCAAAAGTCTCTGCCATTTCTAAGTAAGTTGCTACAAATCTGTCTTTCATTATTTCTTATTGATGGATGCGAGAATGACCCATGAGTATAGGACCAAAAGCCATAGGGTCAATATCAATACCATAGACGCAGGAATTATCATAATCCAAAGTAGTATATCAACGAATAGATTCATCTTTGTTTACACACCAACGGACTGGTTTGGGTTTACTTCTGGGGATAAGTTGGCGGAAGTAATCGCCCCAGATTTTTTTATTTCTTTTACCTCTGGTTCTGGAGGTTGTGGTACAAATCCATGATCTGCAACTAACTTGTGTGTGATATTTGGATACAAGTCCGGCAGGTTTTGATTCTTGATATGTAGCATCAACTTTGCTTCGTCTGGATGGATAGTTTCCAGCAACTGTATGAACAAACCTTCACGTCGAACTGCAGTGAGATCCTTGCGACAGAAGACATAGAAGCGTCTTAGTTCTTGCATGAGGTTAGTGGGAGACATGCCAATCGGTGCGGCATCTGGTTTGTATGGAGGATCAGTTTCTGGTAGAAGGAACTTACCTTCAGGTCGAAAGGAAAAACTGAAAATGAGTTTTAGGGCATTGTCAGATTTGTTCTTCACAAGTACGGTGGTATCTTTATTGATCTCATCCAGTAGTTCTGTAATATATTTGTTTGTCATATTTTATCCCTAATATCTAAAATTGCTCGATGCTATCTAAAAGTAGGCGGCAACGATTCTTAATCAAGTAGTTCATAATTTTCATCCTATCGTTTACTACGACACCTGTAACAAATCTATTTATGATCTCTCCAGAAACATCTGCCGGTATAAACTCAAAATCCACCAGTTGAATATTGCGGTGCCAATTCTTGCGTTCATCATCTGTCTTGCAACCATTGTAACCATGCTCAACAAACTCTGTAAGTCGCTTGGCGGATACTACCTTCTGTCTTTCGCCAATTACAAACACATCATCGGCACTTAGTATGTTAGGAATGCCATCGTCACTTGCCTTGACGATATGCTGAATATGTCCCACAGTCATGTAGTCTGTTTCTGCCACCATCAGTTTTTTTATCTTTGGACTCCACTGTCGCACATTGGGAAATCTATGTAACTGTTTGAAGTCGTGATCAGAGGATATAATCAATACCTTCTGTGCTGATTCTTCAAGTCCTTCCTGGATCAGATCATTATCCTGTGTCCACTTACATAGTACAGCAATGGTATCATCAGCCTCGGCACGATCATAATGGATAACCTTATACGGAAAGTTTTCTTGTAGGTCGTCTCTGATAGAACTCATGGTATCAAATATCAAGGTCCAGGGTAACCCAGATGCATCTCTGGTCTTTTTACGACCTGCCTTGTAGTGTGGAAATATGTCTCTGCGCCAGTAGTTCCTGCCGTCTGCGCAAATAACCAATTGCCCGTATTCTCTGCCATGTTTCTTTTTGATATTCTGAAGTGATGATAGTATCACATGGCGAATGAGATTCACCACATCTGCATCATTACCCTTGAGTTCTCTCTGGAATGAAAGGATAGCACTGAGTGCCGTCTGACTGTAGTCTACTAGTATAATTTTTATTTCTCCTCAACTCCGAAATGTTGTTTGATCATCAAACCAATTTTGCTTCTAGGACGGTTACATTTTATGTGTTCTTCAACCAGGTAATCCTTTACATAATCATCGGCAATATCGACACATTCCCGAATAATCAACCCTGCAAACTTTTCTAATTCTTGACGAGTATATAATGGTTCAGGATCACTATGCTCTGAAACTTTAGGGTCGTAAGCGTGATATAGGTAACCCTTATATGTCATAAAGGCATCTGGTTCCATCTCAACTATAAGTTTCTCAATTCGTTCATTCATTATTTCTCTCCACATCCGATAAAATCTGAGTATAATAAGTCATCAAGTTATCGGCAGCAATATCAAATGCCTTTGATTGAGTAACATATACATCATTAACACCTGCAACCGCAGTACCATAATCTCTCAGAGTGTCTACGGAATCCTGCGCCATTGATCTGGCACCTTGTATGAATGCTGCTTCCAACCATAATTTCATGGATGTTGCCAATGCTGTCTTGTTGGAAAATTCTGAAAAGGAATTGTAGAATCGTTCACTACGCAAAGTAAATCCTTCCAGTTCGTGGAAGTATTCTTCAAACTCTTTCTTTAGATCTATGTTATTCATCTCATTTCATTCCAAAGTGTTCATTTATCGCTTGTGCCATTTCCCAATGTGGGTCTGCGTCATACCTGTATTCTTCTCTAATAACAACACCAATACACTCATCAATAATGTGTTCAGCAAACTCAACAACGAACTCAGGTGGAATATGATATGGATTACCCTGCCCTGCTCGCTTTGCTAACTGGTGTATCATAACATCCTTGCGTGATTTATTATTCATCATAAACCCACCTTAGCGCTTGGTTCATAAATTTCAAATGATTCATTGAGTAGTTTATTCCATTCAGAAATCTTGGTCCAGTATCCTTCATCCCAATCTGGATTATTAGCAAAATAACAAGTACCGGAAGTATCATCGTGCTTGAAGATTATATCATTATCGCGCAGAATAAATTTACCCCCAGCAGGCGATCCATCGTGAAACACGTGGTACCCCTTTTTGATTAGACGATTAATCTTTGCTGCTTTCTTCAGCGCATTGATATAACGAGATTTGTAAATGTTCATTTTATTCCTTTCATATAATTAATCACCCAACTTGAAAAATTCATGTGATTTCTCAATTAATATTCTCACTAGCTGTGGGTCACGAAACTCATAGTCATCCTCTACCCTAAAATTATATACCGGACATTCGACAGTACCGAACATACCTCGATTCATTTCATAAAGCTCTAATTGCATGTCTTTGATGTACTGCTCTTGACCCGAATCCATTACAACGATATAGTCTGCCCACGCGACGTGAACGAGATCCACTGGGGTCAGAGCATAATCTTGATTGATCCCCACAGAACGTGTATTGAAATTGAACGGATCACGGGAAAGTATTTCTGCAAGTGTGGGCGAACGAAGAACGCCTCCGGCACAGACACACAACACTCGCCTGAATTGTCCTTGGTAACTGTTACCTACATTGCCTAATCTATTTCGAGAAACTTTCATATTATCTATAATATAATTAATAAATCAACCTATAAGACTATTATACCTTATTGTTGAATTAAAGTAAAGCCCTATTTTTTACTATGACGTACCTGGGCATATCCTTAGTGGTTTCATCAAATTCCAATTTCATTTTTATGAATTCATCTATATCGTTCTTCTTCTCGTCGTAAGCAATCAAATCCTTCTTAGCAGTATTCAAAACATCCCAAGCATCATCATCATAATCATCAGTAGCAGTAGCTCCCCAAACAACCTTAGCATCCTTCACCGCCTGCACTAATTCTTCTCTAGTTGGCATTTTTGTTATTCTCATCGACTTATCTGCAATAATGCATCCGGATCCTCAATACACGCTTTGTGAAATTGATGAACAAACTGAACAAAATTTTCATATGAACCCCATCCATTCGCTGGATTATATGCTTTGTATTTGTCCGGAAAACTAATTAATTCATCCATACCTTCCCGAAGCATGGGAAGAATGTCAGATGCTTTGGTATATCCGTGTTCATTAGGTCCCCAAAGAACATCATACAAAGTCTTACCGTTACCCAATATAACAGCAGAAGCCATCTTACCGAGATTGTGTGTAATATTGCCACTATACACTTCACATGGTTTCGTCACCATCAGAGTTACATCAAGACTCATAATTCTCTCTCTTTCATTATTACTTCACACCAAATGTTTCACGTAGATTACTATAAACAGTGGCAGTCGTGTCTATAAGCAACCCTATTATTAGTGCTGGTAATATCCAGATTGGCCAGGTTGCTGTAGTCAATATAAGCAATATCTTTTTGTATATCATGTGTTCTCCTTGCCATAAGCAATCAAAGCATCCTCAGCAGCAGTCACAGTAGCATGAGCAGACCAATCATAAGATTCTCTACACCAATTCTCACATTCTTCTTCTTTATCTTCAACTCCAAAATGTTTTATAATTGCGTTCGGGTAATCTTCCATTTCAATATACCCTTCTACCTTATTACCATTATCCATCAGATCCCAAATGCCAAGATGTTCCTTCACTAGCAACTCTACAAACTTCTCAAACTCTTTCGTATAGTCGCAATTCCAATCAACCTTGCCGGCACCTGGACCCCATGGTTCATCTGCCCAGAAACAGAATCCAGACTCCTTCAGCAACTCTCTGATTTTATCGTTCATTGCTTTGCCCTCATTTCTAACTCAGTCTCAAATGAATCCTTGAACCTGGGTGAGCATTCCTCCAGGACTGCCTTGATGTGGTCTGTCTCCATATCGCATAAGGCAATATACTGTAGTGGATCTTTTCCACTCTTTCCCCGTGTGCCCCATGTTATTAATTGCCGTACCTTATCGTGTCCGGCAGACATACCCACAGACAACTCTTCCGCAGGTGCTTCTTCAACAACATTTCTGCGACAATAGTCCAATCCACCATCAACCATATACTCATACCCATTCTTATCGATGTATGTCTTATAATCGTGGCGACTGTAGGACACCAGGACAGTACCGTCCGGAGTTCTAATTGCGTTATATACTACAGGGTCATGCGTCGCAAGGGGATCCATTTTGCTTCTCCATAATGTAATTAATCAACCTATAAAACTATTATACCTTATTACTGAATAAAAATCAAAACTATTTTGATTCCTTCTTTGTCAGTATTCTCATGTATATAGCAGCAGTAAGATTGTGTGCATCTTTGATGGCATTTCTTTTCAATTCTTTTATACCGTCCACCTTACCTAACTCGTACGCAGCATCAATGCGCCTTCTAACAACATCAATGAACTTATGTAAGGCAATATCGTTCTCTAGCCCACACATCATAGCAATTCGAGTAAAGTTACCCTTGCTATTTCCCAGTCCCTCATTCATTATCCCAAGTCTCCGTTCGTTTATCAAATGCGATCTGCAACTCTTCATTAATTATTTCCCGCACAGTCTTGGCACTAATACCGCACTTGTTACTGATCTGCCGAACCCGTTTTAATTCTCCGCTGCCACAACCTATAATATGATTGCGGACAGCATTGCGAATCTCAGTATCGGTAACAGCATTGCAGATGCAGGCATACATGATTAATCCTCTCCGCGATATTCTGCTTCAGTTACGAATACTTGCAGTTTCTTTTCATCCGACCAGGACTTGCAATAGGCATTATCTTCATCACATATAGTAAGCACTTCATCAACACCGACAACTCTATGCGATACAACAACTTCACCCAGATGTACGTGCGAGAATTCCTTATATCGTT